AGGGATTTTATATTTAAGCATATAAAAAACTTGGGGGAATTAGGGTTAAAAACGCTATCTTTGGCGTATGAGACAGAAACGTCAAAAACCCGCCAGGGTCAGTCCAAAAATTGTTTAGTAATGTTTTAGCAAAAAGAGTATGGCTACATTTACTGAATGTTCCGCTTTTATTTTTGAGCTCAACATAAAAAGAGTCCCGCAAATCTCAACGACCTACGGGACCCCAGAATAAACAGAACTTAGGATACTCTTTAGTATCCCTTCAATAAGTTGCAAACAGCAGAATAGAATCACTCAAAACAGACTTTCCACACCGATTAGGAACCAACGCTTATGATTCCATTCCCGCACTCTTTACAATAGACTTGCATATTGATAACCCCAAACCAGTCCCCTGTGCAAAAGAGCCGGGCTCTTCAAATCAGTCAAAGAACGTAGAAAATTGTTCTCGTGCATTTCATATACTGCGTCAGTAGCACTCAAATTCAACTCCTGTTTATTATTGCATAAAATATATCCATACAT